AATAAAGTTCTATGGACAGTTGGAGTTATGGTATTTGCACAATTTATTTGGTTAATCAAAACTGTTTTTATGGGATAGGAGTCTAGATGGTTACATCTGGTACACATACTTTTAGTTTAGATAGCGCCCAAATTATAGAAGAGGCGTTTGAGAGAATTGGCCAACAAGCTAAGACTGGTAATGATTTAAGAACTGCAAGACGTTCTTTAAATATAATACTAACTAAGTGGGTCAATGATGGAGTTAATTTATTTACTCTTGATCTAGAAACAATTAGCATGACTAAAGATCAAGATCATATAACAATATCTGCATCCTCACGCCTCGATATACTAGACGCTACTATTAGAAATAATTCAGATACAGACAATCCACAAGATGTATCTATGGAAAGAATTAGTCTTAGTGACTACTTACAAATACCAACTAAAAAAGACAAAGGCAAACCTGTACAATTTGCCGTAGAAAGAAACGCACAATTTACTTCATCTGGAACAGCTAATCATAAAATTTATCTATGGCCAATACCAGATCAAACATACTATCAAATGTTAGCATGGTCTATCAAATACCCACAAGATGTGTCAGCAACATACACACAAAATCCAGAAATACCAAGAAGATATTTACCAGCTTTGATAAGTGCATTAGCTGTAGAACTAGCAATTAAATTTGCACCAGATAGACTAAATGTTTTAAAACCACTTTATGATGAAGAGTGGATGAAAGCAAAAGAGGAAGATAGAGAAAGAGTTAGCTTTACCGTACAACCACAGGTTTACTAATGGCTAGATATGCTAAAGGCAGAAGAGCGGTTTTAATAGATGACCGTTCTGGTTTTAAAATTAAATATAAAGATGCTCGTACCGAATGGAAAGGAACACGAGTATATAAAGGTGACTTTGAATCAAAACATCCACAGTTAGAACCACAAAAATATATACCAGCTCCTCGTGGTAATGCTTTATTTAAACCACGAACTGATAACGATAGCGTACCAACTAACATTCCTTTAGGTCCGTTACACGGAAGATTTTCTGCTGGCGCTAAAGCAAACTTTGGTCAACCTATAATAAGTTTAATAGAAACTGCAAATGGTTTACAATTAACTACATCAAGAGGCACACCAGGAGTTGCATTAGTACAACCTATTTCAGGTTTAGCTGCTACATCAGACCTTCTTGGTAGAACAATTACAAAGACTGTAACAGTTGTTTCTTCAGGTGGAAACAAATATGCTATCGATGGAGTTACTCAAGCTACATTAAATTTATACGAAGGCAATACATACATCTTTGATGGATCAGCAGGCACGGTTGCATCACATCCAATTTTGCTAAGTGCTACTTCAAATGGTACGCATGGTGGAGGGTCTACATATAATACAGGTGTAACTTATCAAATTGATGGATCAGATGTTACTCAATCTGCTTATGTATCAGGATACAGTGCAGCAACTACTAGAAGTTTAACTATAACTGTAGGTAGTGGTACACCAACTTTATATTACTATTGTCACTACCATTCTGGCATGGGTGGTGTTGCATATACGCCAGATTCACCATTAAGTATTAGCACAACAGAAAATGCAAATGGATTAGAAGCTACAGCCCTACAAGGTAATGTAACTAAATTAATAGGTCAACCACTTACGGGTCTAGCTGCAAATGCTCAACAAGGAACTATAACTTTAAATAGTACAGAAGATGCTAACGGATTAGAAGCTACTGCATCTATTGGATCTGTAACAATTAATACTACAGAAGATGCGTTAGGATTAGAAGCAACGGCTCAACAAGGTACTGTAGGTATTAGTCTAACTATAGGATTAACAGGACTACAAGCAGTAGCTGGTAGAGGCACTATAGGAAATCAAGTTGATGCTACATTAACACCTTCTGGACTGTCAGCAACAGCTTCTCTAGGTTCTGTAACAGCAGTAGATATTACTCCTGTAGCAGTAACAGGGTTGCAAGCTACAACAAATCGTGGTACAATAAATGTAACTTCTCCAAGTTGGGGTAACTTCCCTTGGGGTCACGACACATGGGGTCAATAATATGAGTTTAACATACGTACAATTAAAACAGGCAATTCAAGATTTTACTGAAAACGATGCCACTGAGTTTACTACAGCCACAGGATCTGGCAAAGCTCCTATAGATGTGTGCATTCAGTTTGCAGAAATGCGTATATTTAGAGAAGCTGATGTAGCAGCCTACCGTAAAACAGTAGATGTTACGTTATCAGCAAACAATCAATTTTTAGATTTACCACAAGATTTATATGTTACAAGATATATTAAAACAAAAACAGGTGAATTTCTAAAAGAAAAAGATCAAACATTTATTCGAGAGTTTTCACAGAACGATAGTGCAGGAGTGGCAACACTACAAGGCACTCCACAGTTCTATGCACTCTATGGAGAGGGGGCATATTCAGCTTCAGACAGAGGTATGAAATGGCAATTTTCTCCACGAGCAGATGTTGACTATACACTAGAAATAGGGTATACTATATTACCAACAGGGTTAAGTGGATCAAATGCTAATAGTTATTTGGGAGACTATGCCCCAGACTTGTTATTGTATGCTTGTCTGTTAGAAGCAGCAGCATTTATGAAGTCACCTGGAGATCAAGGTTCAAGGTATCAAGCTTTGTACGATAGAGCACTGCAGACATTCATAGGTCAAGAGCAAGTCAGGAAACGAACTGACGAGTTTGTTTCTGGAGAAACAGGAACTAAAGGATTATAAACTATGGCCATAACATCAGCGATATGCACAAGTTTCAAGAAAGAGTTGTTGGAAGGTTTGATGGATTTCAATGCAACAAGTGGTAGCACTTTTAAGATTGCATTAATCAAAGCTAACGCTTCTCAATCAGGAACATATAGTGCAGCAACAACTAACTATTCAGATGTAACAGGTAACTCAGATGAATTACCAGCTACGGGTGGATATACAACAGGTGGAAACACACTAACTAACATCGATCCAACTACAAGTGGTACAACAGCATTCGTAGATTTTGCAGACACTACTTGGACTTCAGCAACTTTTACAACTAGAGGTTGCATAATTTATAACACAAGTCAAAGCAATAAAGCAGTAATGGTAATTGATTTTGGTGCAGACTTTTCTGTATCAGGTGGTACTTTTCAAATACAGTTTCCAACTGCTAACGCAAGTGACGCTATATTAAGAATAGCATAAGGAGTTTTTAAATGGCTTCTACATGGAGTAGTCTTGGCATAAGATTGATGACTACAGGTGAAAACGATAACACCTGGGGTGATCAGACTAATGACAATTTAAAACGTTTTGAAAATGCAACTAAAGGTGTTGTAGATGTAGCAGTATCAGGTGATACAACTTTAACATTTACTACGCAACCAACTTCTTATTCTTCTGAGAATGGCCGTCAGCAAGTATTAAGATTCACAGGTACACCAGGTGCAACTAGAACAATTACTCTACCAAACATTCAAACAAACTATAATGTATTGAATGATACAAATCAAAGTTTAACATTTTCTGCAGGATCGGGGGCAGCAACATATACTCTCGTAGCTGGCAGAGATGCGATGATATATGTCGATGGTTCAGATGAAGTACACAATGCTTTTGCAAATCTAGACGTAACAACAATAAACGGCGTTAACCCTGCGAACTCAGCACAAGCTGGTTTCGTAATCGCGATGGCCGTGGCATTATAAGGAGAAGAGATGGCTCAAGATTTTGAAAATGCTAAAGCTAGAAACGTAGGAACAAGCGCTAGTACATTACTAACTGCTAACTCAGATGATGCAGTAATAGGTATTCGTATTGCAAATGTTGTTACACAAACCATACAAATAGACGCTTATATTTCAAGTGGTGGTAGTGATTATCACCTTGCGAAAAACGTTAGCATACCTCAAGGAAGTTCTATAGAATTAATTGATGGTGGTGCTAAAGTAAATTTATTAACTGGTGATGCTTTAAAAATCAAATCTGACACAGCAAGTTCAGCTGATGTTTGGGTTTCGTTTATTGATAGCATTAGCACATAGGAGATTAAATGGGTTATATAGGACCTAGAAATAGTGACCAGTTTAAGTCCATGGCGACTCAAACTATTACAGGTAATGGATCAGCTACTAGCTTTTCTTTAAACCAAGCGGTTGCTAATTCTTCAGAAGTAAGATTTGTTGTAAACAACGTAGTACAAAAACCAGATGTAGATTACACTGCAACAGGTACAACTTTGGGAACAGGTTCAAATGTATTAGCTGGTTCAGATGCGGCGTATGTTGTATTTGTAGGAGCAGCAGTAGGATCACAGACACCTTCAACAGGTAGTGTAGATCATACTTCTATATCATCTTCATTTAATGGTATGTATTTAAACTTAGCAACTGTAACATCTACAGTCACAGTAGCTGCATCACAGAATGCTTTTTTAGCAGGACCTGTAAACTTTACTAATACCGTAACGGTAGAAGGGACATTGACAGTTATATAATGGGAACTTTATTCGTAGATAAATTAGATCCACAATCAGGAACATCGTTAGAGCT